GAAACTATTGTATTATGTTTTGATAATGATGAGCAAGGTAAAGAAGCAACACAACAAGTTGCACAATTATTTGAACCAAACAAATGTAAGATAATGAAACTGTCATTGAAGGATGCCAACGAATATTTAAAAATGGGTAGAGCAGTACAGTTTACAAATGAGTTTTGGCAAGCACAACCTTACACACCTGCAGGAATAATTAATCTTGGACATCTTGGTTCTTCTTTATATGAAGAAGAATATTGTGAAACTGTATTATATCCTTGGACTAATATGAATACTAAAACTTATGGTATGAGAACAGGTGAATTAGTTACATTTACTTCTGGTGCAGGCATGGGTAAGAGTTCTATCATGCGTGAGTTGATGCACCATATTATGAAAACAACAGAAGATAATATAGGTATACTAGCCTTAGAAGAAAACATTAAGAATACTGCATTTAATATTATGTCAGTAGAAGCCAATGCTCGATTGTATATTAAAGAAATTAGAGAAAAGTTTTCAAAGGAAGAATTAAAATCTTGGGAAGATAAAACAATTAGCACAGGAAGATTCTTTGCCTTTGATCATTTTGGATCTATTGGTAATGATGAGATACTTAGTCGAGTTAGATATATGGCTAAGTCTTTAGATTGTAAATGGATTTTCTTAGATCATTTATCTATCCTTGTATCTGGACAGGAAGATAATGGGGATGAAAGAAAGTCCATTGATATTCTGATGACAAAGTTAAGATCATTGGTGGAAGAAACAGGGATAGGATTATTACTCGTTTCTCACCTACGCAGACCTACAGGGGATAGAGGACATGAGGACGGAAAAGAAGTTTCTCTGTCACACCTTCGTGGGTCTGCAAGTATAGCACATCTTAGTGATAGTGTAATTGCTTTAGAGAGAAATCAACAATCAGATGATGAGAATATTGCAAACACTACAACAATTCGTATCTTGAAGAATAGATACACAGGGGAAACAGGAGTTGCTTGTTATCTACATTACAATAAAGAAACAGGAAGAATGATACAAGTTGATAGTCCGTTTGAAGGGGAGGATGATTTCTAATGAAATGTTTACATTGTGGAACAAAATTAATACATGGTGGTGACCATGATGGTGAGAAAGAAGATGAATATGATATGGTTAGTAATCTAAGTTGTCCTAACTGTGATACAGATGTATATGTATATCATACATTTCCTAGTGATGATGATACTAATATACAACAAGATTTATTTTCACCAGATATGTGGGAACATTACTGTCCTGTTGAAGAAATAGATATGGAAATAGGTAAAGGTGAACAATGTAATTGGTGCGGAGAAACAGAATGACAACAGCAGTAGTTGACATAGAAACAAATGGATTGAAAGAAGCAGTAATAAAAAATGGTAATTTACTTATACCTAAAGCAACAAAGATACATTGTATTGTTGCCAAGTGTTATGATACAGGAAGAATAAAAACTTGGGTAGAAGAAGAATGTAAACAGTTTGCTGAATGGTCAAAGTTAATTGATACATTTATTATGCATAACGGATTATCTTTTGATGCACCATTGCTAAATAAATTTACAAACTCGGATATTAAACCTTCTCAAATTAGGGATACTCTTCTTGAATCACAGTTATTTAATCCTGTAAGAGAAGATGGACATGGGTTAGAAGCATGGGGTAAAAGATTAAATAAACCTAAAGGAGATGTAGATTCTTTTGAAGAGTATACACCAGATATGTTAGAATATTGTAAGCAAGATACGGAGATAACTTATATTCTTGCTAAACAATTAGAAGATGATAAGAAAAAATTTTCTGATCAATCTTTAGAATTAGAACGTAAGGTAAGACAGTTGTTAGATCAACAAGAAGAAAATGGTTTTGCTTTAAACTTACAAGAGGCAATGAAACTAAATGCACAATTAAGTGATGAACTGTATGAGTTAGAACAATGGTCATTAAAAACATTTGAGCCAACGATTATTGAATTAAAAACAAAGACAAAAGAAATACCTTTTAACATTGCCTCTCGTCAACAGATTGGACAACGACTAATGGATAGAGGATGGAAACCTACTGTAAGAACAGAAAAAGATCATGTTGTTGTTAATGAGGCAGTATTAAAAACCATAACAGAACCAGATCTTATTCCGTTAGCTAAAAAATTTATTCGATATTTTCTTATACAAAAAAGATCCGTTATGATTACATCTTGGATTAATGCATGTAGAGAAAATGGTAGAGTACATGGTAAGGTAATGACATTAAGAACTGTAACAGGTCGTATGGCACACCACAGTCCAAATATGGCACAGATACCTGCGGTTTATTCAGAGTATGGAAAAGAATGTAGAAGTTTATGGACAGTTTCTAATACTGATACACATAAATTGGTAGGTACTGATGCAAGTGGATTAGAGTTGAGATGTCTTGCTCACTATTTAAGAGATGATAATTATAAAGAAGAGATATTAAATGGTGACATACATACCAAGAACATGGAACTTGCAGGGATTAAAGATAGAGATCAAGCAAAGACTTTTATATATGCTTTTCTTTATGGTGCAGGTTCTGAAAAGATAGGAAGTATATTAGGTTTAGATAAGAAAGCTGGAACAAAATTAATAAATAGATTCTTAGCTAACCTTCCATCACTACGAAGATTAAGATCAAGAGTTGAGAAGAGTGCAAGATCAAAAACTCTTCGTGCTATTGATGGTCGTATACTTCATATTCGTAGCGTTCATTCTGCTTTGAATACATTATTACAAGGAGCAGGTGCAATCATTTGTAAACAATGGCTTGTACATATGATGGACAGAGTTAAACAAAAACAATTAGATGTTAAATTAGTAGGGAGCATACATGATGAATATCAATTTGAAGTTATAAATAAAGATGTAGAAAGTTTCTGTAAGATAACACAGTTAGCGATTAAAGATACAGAAAAAACTTTACAATTAAGATGCCCATTAGATAGTGAGTATAAAGTTGGAAGAACATGGGCAGAAACACATTAAAAAGTTCTTGACATTTTGTTAAAAGTATGTCATAATAATGTTATTAAATAAAAAAGCCAAAGGAGGAAATTAATATGGCAAGTATGATAACAGGCACAGCATATTTTGCTTCTGTTACAGATCCAAATACAAACTTTGAACCAGTATGGTCAATCAATGTTTGTGATCTTGACGAAGAAAGTATGAAGACTGTAGTAGCAGATAACTTAATTATTAAACCTGCGAATGATAAACATCCAACTGATTATGTTGTGATTAAACAGAAGGTAAATAAACCTGATGGTAGTGGTAAGTTTAATGCACCAGTTGTAATGGATGCTTCTAAAGAACCTTGGGATGGTCGTAAGATTGGTAATGGTTCTAAAGTTCGTGTATTATATAACGCAAGAGCATGGAAGTATGCAGGTAATGAAGGAGTTACTGCTGACTTAAAAAAGGTACAAGTCTTAGATTTAGTACCATATGTAGATGCATCAGGCAATGATGAGTTTGATGTTGTTGATGGTGGATACGTTATACCACCTCAAACTAAAGATGCTTTTGCTTAACCATAAAGGAAAAGGAGTGAGGGGTATTTTATTTCGGTAGAGTACCCCTCTTATTTTTGTCATGAAAAAAATTGAAACTTTAGTAGACGACATAAATAAATTATTTACTGCAGAAGATCCACCGATTCCTGAAAAGGAAGTGGATAAACTTATAGATACTTTTGCTGTATCTATTAAAGAACATATAAAAACATTTCTTTATGAGATGCCACAGTCAAGAAATAATTTAAGGTTATCAGCTATTGGAAAACCTGATCGTCAGTTGTGGTATGATATTAATAAACCAAGTACAACACCTATATCACCAACATCTCGTATTAAATTTTTATATGGTTATTTATTAGAAGAGTTATTAATATTATTATCTTTAGTTGCAGGACATAAAGTTACACATCAACAAAAAGAAGTTACTGTTGCAGGTGTAAAAGGACATCAAGATTGTATGATTGATGATGTTCTTGTTGATTGTAAAAGTGCATCTTGGAGAGGGTTTCAAAAGTTTAAAAACAATTCTCTTTCAGAAGATGATCCGTTTGGATATATAGCACAGATCTCTGCTTATGCGGAAGCTAATGGTGTAGAGAGGGCAGCTTTCTTAGCTATAGATAAACAGAGTGGAGAGATATGCTTATCTCCTGTTCATTCATTGGAAATGATTAATGCAAAGAAAAGAATTACACATCTTAAAAAGATTGTTAAAAGTGAGCAAGAACCTGATAGATGTTACGAGGATATTCCTGATGGTAAGTCTGGAAATCGTAAGCTTGATGTTCGTTGTATTTTTTGTACTCATAAGTCTAAGTGTTGGAGTGATGCTAATGATGGTAAAGGACTTCGTATCTTTCAGTATGAAAGAGGTAAAAGGTATCTTACACAGGTTAAAAGAGAACCTAATGTAACGGAGATTACATAGTGCAGAGTCATTGGGTTATCCATAAAACAGAAGAACCTTTTGTGCCTAACTTAGAGAAGTTTGGATTTGTTTATATTATAACCAATACCGAATTAGATAAAGCATATGTAGGATGTAAGCAATATTTTATGGGTAAAAAGAAAACACCTTC